TTCGCAATGAGATCTAGATACACCAATCAGTCTGGTGATGAAGCATTCTTCAACGAACCAGAATCTGCATTCTCTGCCAACAAAGCAGGAACTAACATTGGTCAGGCAACTCAAGGTGATTACACCGCAGGAGTTGATGATGACGGTACAGTTGGTTTCGGTTCTACTGGTACACAGAGAGGAACAAACCCTGCAATCCTTGAGAACAACGCTTCTGATGCTGTTCAAGCACAGTACTCAGTTGGTCAAGGTATGGCAACTGGAGACTCTGAAGCATTAGGCGATGGAGTTAATGGTGACTTCAACGAGATGGCATTCTCCATCGAGAAAGTTACTGTTACTGCTAAGTCAAGAGCACTAAAGGCAGAGTACAGTTTGGAACTAGCACAAGACCTTAAGGCAATCCACGGATTGAATGCTGAGGCTGAGTTAGCAAACATACTTTCTTCAGAGATCCTTGCAGAGATTAACAGAGAAGTTATCAGAACTATCTACAAAACTGCAGAAGCAGGTTCACAAGTCAATGTAGCAAACAGTGGTTTCTTTAACCTAGATGTTGACTCCAATGGTAGATGGTCAGTTGAGAAGTTCAAAGGACTTCTATTCAACATAGAAAGAGATGCAAACAGAATTGCACAGAGAACTCGTCGAGGAAAGGGTAACATCATCCTTACTTCTGCTGATGTTGCTTCTGCTCTAACTATGGCAGGTGTACTTGATTACACTCCTGCATTAAATGCAAACTTACAAGTTGATGACACAGGCAATACATTTGCAGGTACAATCAATGGTAAGTACAGAGTGTACATCGACCCATTCTCAGCAAACAGTGCTCAAAACCAGTACTATGTTGTAGGATACAAAGGTACATCACCTTATGACGCAGGATTATTCTACTGCCCTTATGTACCATTACAGATGGTAAGAGCAGTTGGAGAGAACTCCTTCCAACCAAAAATTGGATTTAAGACAAGATACGGTCTTGTTTCAAACCCATTCGCTGAAGGTACTGCTCAAGGTCTTGGTAGAATTACTTCTAACAGTAACAGATACTACCAGAGAACTGTAGTTCAAAACCTAATGTAAGCAAGTTGCTTATATACTTCAAAGACACCCCTCGCAGGGTGTCTTTTTTTATGTTATAATATGTGTGTCAGAGAAATACTGGCTGCGGTTATGCCCTTCGGTAGGTTCAGCATAAGCGGCTATAGGAATCTACCACATAAATATTAACATCTATTAAGAAATGTTATGGATGATGACAGGGACTTACTCGAAGAATTAGCAGAGGTTATAGCACAAGGTCCTATTATCTTTACTCCTGACGAAGAATTTATAAAGAGAATTAACGATAAAAAAGAGGACTAAATAACAGTAGGAAAGCACTGTTTGAATGACTAATTCCTTTTACGACAATCAAATAAAGAATAGGAATTTTCTGTCCCCATCTGGGTTTCAGTTCAATCTTGCTAGAGCACCAAAGGTAGATTTCTTTTCTAACTCAACTAGAATACCTGGCATACAGTTAGGTAATATTGATGTAGGAAATTATCTAAAATCAATTCCTGTACCAGGTGATCAAATACAGTTTGAAGATCTTACTCTACAGTTTCTAGTAGATGAGAACATGGAAAACTTTTTAGAAATTCATAATTGGATTTACTCACTAGGTTATCCTAAATCTGTTGATCAGTTTGGAGACTTGATTCGTGCTGATGATAATCAATTTGTTGTAGACGATTTAAGACAGTTTAGTGATGGAACGCTAACAGTTTTAAATAGTAACTTTACTCCTATGTCGTACATCAAGTTTAAAGATTTATTTCCAGTATCTTTATCTACTCTAGAATTTTCTGCAAGTGAAACTGATTACTCGTATTTTACAGCAACAGTTACATTCAAATATCTAATTTATGAAATCCTTGACACCAAGTTCAAGGTTAGGACATCATCTATTACAACATGAATCTTGAAACTATACAAAGTATGTGGGAAAAAGACTCACAGATTGACCAAATTAAAATTCACGACGAAGCAGCAAAGATCCCAATGTTACATGCAAAGTACTGGGATGTTTACAATGCTCTAAAATTATTACGAGAGAAAGCAACCGCACAGGAATATAGGGTTAAGTTAGATCGGCATAACTATTACACAGGAAAATCCGACCCCTCAGTGTATCAGGCCGAACCGTTTCCATACAAAGTAAGAGAAAAAGATTCAGTAAAAAGGTACATGGATGCTGATGAGAAGGTTCAGACTATAGTATTGAAGATAAGATATTATGATGTAATGCTGACATACCTAGAAGATATCATCAAGCAAATTAATAATAGAGGATTTCAATTAAAAAATATCATTGATTGGCAAAAACTATCAGGATGATGTCAGACATTATTATCTCAAAAAAGAATGAAGTCTATTTAAAGATAATATCAGAACCTCATGTTGCTCATGAGTTATCTGATCAGTTTACCTTTGATATACCTGGTGCAAAATATATGCCACAGTATAGAAATAGACACTGGGATGGTAAGATTCGTTTATTTAATTTACAGAAAGGAGAAATATATGCAGGGTTACTTGATAAGATAGTATCATTTTGTAAGAACCATAATTATGATTATAAATTTGAAGACAGTAAATTCTATGGTACTCCATTTGAAGTCAATGATATGATTTCTATGGAAGGTGTCAAGGATTATATGAATGCTATATCTAAGATTCCTCCAAGAACTTATCAAATTGAGGGAGTATACGATGCTCTAAGACACAATAGAAGACTATTGATATCACCCACAGCCTCTGGCAAATCGTTGATGATTTACTCATTAGTGCGGTACTTCGCAGAGCAAAAGAAAAAGACTCTGATAGTTGTTCCAACGACATCTCTGGTAGAGCAGATGAGTAAGGACTTTGTGTCTTACGGTTGGGATGCTGATTCATATTGCTCCAAAATTTATGCGGGAAGAGATAAGGAAGTAGATACTCCTGTAGTCATTACCACCTGGCAATCTATCTATAAACTTCCTAAGATATACTTTGAGAAGTTTGAAGTTGTTATAGGAGATGAGGCACATCAGTTTAAATCAGCGTCACTCGTAAAAATTATGACTAAATTGCATGAAGCAAAGTATCGTTATGGGTTCACTGGTACACTAGATGGTACACAAACACATAAACTTGTCCTAGAAGGACTGTTCGGACCTTCATATAAGACAGTTAAGACACATGAATTGATGGAGAAAGGGTATCTTGCTAAGTTAAATGCTAAAATTATACTACTGAAACACCCTATGAGTGGTAAAGTATGCTTTGATACTTATGAAGAAGAGATACAATACCTCATATCACATGAAAAAAGGAACAACTTTATTAAAAATCTAGCATTAGACCTTAAAGGTAACACCTTGATACTGTATAGTAGGGTAGAAACCCACGGTCAAATCATATATGATCTAATAAATAGTAGTGACGATCGTAAAGTGTTCTTTATTCATGGTGGAGTAGATGTTGAAGACAGAGAACAAGTTCGTGAGATAACAGAGAAGGAAACAAATGCAATCATTGTTGCCTCTTATGGTACTTTCTCTACAGGAATTAACATTAAGAACTTACATAATGTCATTTTTGCATCTCCTAGCAAAAGTAGAATACGCAATTTACAAAGTATTGGTAGGGTTCTAAGAAAAGGATCTAATAAATTTAAAGCTACTTTGTATGATATTGCAGATGATTGTACAGTGACTCTACCAAACTTAGAGACAAAGAGAAACTACACATTGAATCATCTGGTAGAAAGAATTAAAATATATAATGAAGAACACTTTAACTATGATCTTGTAAGAGTATCGTTGAAGGAGAAAAAATGAAAAAAGAAGAAACCTATTTTGTTTTCAAGTTGATCTCAGGTGAAGAAATAATAGCAGTCACCACTATGGATGACAGTGGTATAGAACCTTGCTTCTTTATTGCCGAACCGCTAAAAGTAGAGTTAACTCATAAAGGTACAAACACATTAGTTAGATTAGTACCTTGGATAACCATTCCAGAAGAGGATGAGATATATCGTTTGTCATTTGATAAAATTATTACTTTAAAAGAATTAGATGCTGATCATGAGATGGTGTTAGCATATGATCATTATAACCTAGGAAGGAAAACGACGACCGCCAATCGGGTAGATATTAGTGAGAAGATGGGTAAATTAGGTAATGTAGACACCGCTAGGGTATCTTTAGAAAAGATATTTGTTCTTGACAAGTCTGTTGATAAGCCAGGAATATCAACTACAGTATAACCTTGAAACCTCTACAAGGATCATTGTACATGTATTTTGCATTGTTGTCAAGCTATGTTATAATATAAACAGAAAGGAGCAAAAATGCCCAGAAAAAGATCCGATCATTATGTGAATAACAAAGAGTTGTTAGAAGCAATGATTGTTTATCGCAGTAAATGTGCCATCGCAAAAGAAAAAGGAATCGACCCACCCGCCATCAGTAACTATCTTGGTGAGTGTTTTTTAAAGATTGCAACACACTTATCATATAAACCTAACTTTGTAAACTATATGTTTAGAGAAGATATGATTGGTGATGGTATAGAGAATTGTGTACAATACATCCATAACTTCAATCCTGAGAAGTCTACTAACCCTTTTGCATACTTTACACAGATAATATATTATGCTTTCCTCAGACGCATACAGAAGGAGAAGAAGCAACTTGAGATAAAAACTAAGATAATAGAAAGGACTGGGTATGATCAGGTTATGGTAGTCGAAGACGGTGCAGGAGGTACAAGTTCCGACTATAATACAATTAAGGATAACATTCAGTATAAAAATACTAATAGATGAAAACAGCGATTATTACTGATCAGCATTTCGGTATGAGGAAAGGCAACCGAATATTCCATGATTACTTTCAAAAATTTTATGACACAGTATTCTTCCCGACGCTCGAAAAAGAAGGAATCAAAACGGTCATTGATATGGGAGATACTTTCGACAACCGTAGAACTATTGATCTCTGGAGTCTCGAATGGTCGAAGAAAAATTACTTCGATAGGTTACGAGATATGGGTATCACTGTGTATACTATCGTGGGTAATCATACTGCCTATTACAAAAACAATAACTCAATTAATTCTATTGACCTTTTACTACGAGAATATAATAATATCATCACTATCCCTGACTACGCAGAGTATACGATTGGCGACACAAAATGTCTTTTCATAGG